TCCATAGCAATATCCATGATAACTATGTATAGCTCCCATGTACCGAGATAATCTTGTACTATTCTTTCTGCACTCATTTTAATTTCCTTTAGTCTATATTAAAAGCTACTAATCCATAATATGTTCGCATACCCCAATTATCTTCGTCATAATCCCAATCTATTTTTTCCATTTTTATACCTATTTGTCGGACTAGATATTCTGCTTCTTTTTCAAAATCATCAGGTATTGTTGTTTGCACCCTATACTCTACCCAACCCCCTTGTTCAAAGTTGGTTTCCCAATCATCCGCCCACTTGTCTAAGAAATCTTCTATGTCTGCTCTTTTCCAATCTGTATCTAAACTCATTTCCCTTTTGGTTTCTCCTAATATACGCGATTTAGATTGAATACCCAAATAAGTCTGTATTCTCCCTTTTAATAGGGCTTTGTAGTACTTGACCTTCATTTGGTCTAATTCTACTTTTTCCATTTCTACCTCTACCTCCTCTTCTATCTTATCTTCTACAGCCTGAACCTCTCCATCGTACTCTATAAGCACACCTTCAAATACTTCTAGCTCTACCCCTGCCTCAGTCTTATACGTTCCGTTATCTATCTCTATAGGTAGCCCTTCGTCATCTAAAGTAAATACCTTCGCACCTGCTGTAAGAGCCTCTCCATCGGTAGCTATTACTTTTCCGTTCTCTAGGTTTACCTCTGCGTAGAACTTGCGCTTAAAGAAGCCCCATAGCTTTTTAACTATATCGGACATATTAGAGCGTTTTACCTTAGTAGACATTTCTTGTACTGAATCAACGAAGTAACCCTCTATAGAAAACCCACGAATAGAACCCTCTTTTACAGCTTCCCACATTTCATCGTTTCCTACGTGAACGCGAACCATCCAAGTACCTTCTGGCATACTCATACCGTAGTGCTTAGACTTATCCATTTCTGGGTCTTCTACTATCCAAGACTCTACTACGCTTACTCCGTCCACCTTTTCTTGGTGTTCAAATGTATGCTCGTTAGTACGGTTAGATTTTAGGAATAACTCAGAAGCTAATTTAACTGTATCTTGAGAAAAATAAACGTCATACTCTTCGTCACTCATTTCATCGTAACGTGGTATGTTCTTATCTGGAATAAGAGCCGCCCCTATTAAGGTACGCTTGTCCTCGTCTATAGCTGCTAGACTTAAAGCCTTTTGCTTCTTGTCCTTAGAGAAAAAGATAAAGTTCTCTTCTATTGCAGGAAACTTCACAAGGCTAATAGCCTCGACTCCAAAAGCGTCTTGGTCTTCTTCTATAAGTAGTTCTACTAGTTTTCTGTTAGCCATCTTTAAGTTGTTTTATATTACATATAGTAATCTGTGTACTCCACTAAAATTTCATCACGTCCTATACCTCTTATTTCGTGAATAAACTGGGTACGTCCCCATACTTCTTCGGAAGCCTTTTCAATAAAGCGTATTTGCTCGTCCATAGATAAACCCATAATATAAAAATCAGTTGGGCTAAAATTTATTACTTTCTTGTCCTCGTCCCAATAGCCAAGTCCAAATCCCATTGACTCTACCGTATCGATAAAATCATTTATTTCTTCTAAAAAAATGTCGTAATTAAACATATCTACTTTCATCTTTAAGTTGTTTTATAATACTTCAACTTCAAACCCTGCTATCTCTAGCTCGTATATGAAGTCTTCAGCATTACGTTTAGTGTCAAATTCGCAAGTCATTTCAGTACCTCCTGATTTTTCTATTGAGTCTATTACCATAAAAGACCAATCTAAAATTGAGTACCCTTCGTCAAGCATTGCGTTCATAATTTCAGCTTTACCTGCTCGTTCTACAAAAATATAATATACTACCATTTTTATTGTCTTTATACTATTCTATATAAGGTCGTTTATCCACCTCCTAATGCTGTTTGACTATACAACTGATTTGCTTGCAAGGCTGCCCCCTCTAAGTCGCTCTGAACTACAAACGCTTTACCAGTTGTCTCTGTCCTAGATACTTGTTCAGGAACTAAAGGCGTGGTGCTAGGTACTCCTCCACCTCCTCCACCTGACGAAGTACCTGCTTCATTTAGTATAGCATCGACCCCTACAAACGCTCCCATTACCGCAGTTATAGCGGTTATAATTCCTGCTGCCATATCATAGGGAGTAGCTGCTGACTTCGTAGCTACTTTAATTCCATTAGCTAAAGAAACGGCTTGAGCTAAAAGAACGTCTGTAATAGCTAGGGCTTTTGCTTGCTCAGAACCATCCTCTGCCATTCTACCCATTGTACTAAACAACCCTCTAGCTGCACTTACTGTAGCCTTTATTCCTGCTTCTTTTATGCTCTGAATCTTTTTCTCTGACTCCTCTGTCAAAGCCTCCATGTCTGCTAGGAAAATCTTTTCAGCTTCTAGCTCTAGTTCGTGGTTTCCATTTGCTAACTCTATACGTCTATCATACTTCTGCATAAGCAAAGTCTCCTCCCTATCTTTTTCATTCATTAAAGCCAAGAATATCTCGTCTTGGAGAGCTTGCTGTTCTTGGGCTACTTGCTCTGGGCTTTTCTCGTCAAAATCTTCTTCTCTATAGCTCTCCTTTAACGCTGCTTTGTCTTGCTCGTACTTTTCGTCTATTAAAAGTAGCTGCTCTGCTGTAGCTCCTGCAAACCAAGCCTTCTCTAACATTTCTTCATAGCGTAGCTCTAACTCCTTCTCTGCTCGTTTTTGCTCGTCCTCAATCTTAGCCAACATAATCTCTTCGCTAATCCTCTTCTCTAAATCAGCTAAGTATTTTGCGTCTGCTTCTGCTTGTCTAGCTATGTCGGCTGCTATTTTCGCTGCTTTATTCAGAGCGTCTTGTTTTTTCTTTTCGGCTTCCCTTTCTTCTTCCTCCGCTTTTCTCATTAACTCCGTTTGTGCGGCTAAATCTTTTAGTATCGTGGACTCCGTTTCCGAATACTCGTCTTGTGCTACTCTCTGTAGTTCTTTTAAAGCCAACACCTCCTCCTCCATTTTCAGCTTGTTTTCAAGCCCATACTCTATAGCTTGCTGTATAGCTGCGTCTGTTAGCCCCAGCTTGGTCATAGCTATCAAAACCGCTTGCTGTTGTACAGTTAAATTGTTATAAACTCCCTTGTCTATCTCTGCTTTTTTAGCGTCTAAACTTGCTGTTATAGATTTTAGCTTTTGTTCCTTTTCTAAGTTGTTTATGTAATCATCGTAAACTTTCTGAACCTCCTTTTGTCCCTCAACACTTTCTAAATTTACACCTTTTAGAAGTCCTGTCTTTTTTATTAGCTCGTTCATAGCTCGTAAACGAGACTCATCTTTTGCATTTACATCTTGCAGAACATCTAAATAAACTTCCATTTCTGAAGTAGCTCTTCTAGTTGCATCCTCTCCTGCTTGTGTTGCTTCAGCTTGGGCTTTCTGCGCCTCAGTTGTACCGTTAATAGCGTCAGTTACCTTGTCCCAATTTTCAATTAGCAACTCAAGTCCTATAATAATAGCCCCAATACCAACGGCAGCCCAAGCAGCTTTAAGAACCTTAAAACTTTTAGACAACCTACCTACTGAACGAGTGGTAGATTTGAACTGTCTCACAGTCCTTTGAAGCCCTCTAGGAAGCAGAGTGCTAAATAAGTCGCTTACCCCTCCCCAATCTTTTTTCGTCTCCCTAGCAGCTCTCCTACCAGAGTTTTCTACAGCCTCCATATTTGCTACTGCTTCGTTCGTAGCTGTGTCGGTTTCGTTTACTCCTCTTAACCTAATTAATAAATCTGTTGGTCTAACCATTGTCTTTTAGTAGTTTTAGTTTAGTTAAAACTGAAGTCTCTAAATCATAACGTCCATACCACGTTTTAAGTAAGGGGCTTCCCTTATATATATACGAAGACCCCAATCTAATCATTGAGGGTAATCCGTAGCCTACTGCGTTCATCCAATGCTTCATAGATTCCAAGTTAAGTAATCGTCTCCTGTAAGGTTTAAAGTTATAAGAGGATTATCTGTTAAATTCCATATAGCTAGGTCGTTTCTATTAGTGCTGTCAGGAAAAGTAAGCTGGAGCATCTTAATATCTAAAAGCCAAGTAATATCTTTATTCACCTCTCCTACGCAAAGCATTTCCCAATATGCTATCTCTCCTGCTCCGTTTTGCTTTTGGTTTATCGTAACTGAGCGCGAAGCCCCTGCGTCTGCCTCAGAGTTTATAAGGGTGCTTCCTACACTCCTAGAAGTTCCTGCGGTATTTCCTAGTGTAGCTTGATAGCGTAGAGTTACTGTGTCTCCTATAGTCCCAGCAGAGCCTCCTGTGTCTACGCTTATAATGTCTGCTGTAATAAGGTATATGCAGTTAGGGTTAAATGGTAATTCTTTCTCTCCCCCTATTCCCTCTGCTGCGGTGTTTGCTGCATCTGTTGTAGTCGTAGTCATAAGAAATTGCTGAGTGCTTCCTAAAATACCATTTGCATTTATGGACTTCCCTTCAGAACTTGCTACGTCTCCAATTACTTTTCCACCTGTATTACTTGTACCTAGATTTTTCGTTGCGTCTTGAGCTGGGTTGCTACCTCCCCCATTAGGGTTTGGAGAACCGCCTCCATTAGAAGCCCAAAAGCATACGCTATTTGTATTGTCCCAAGTATAACCATACGCAGTACAACAATCCTGTGTAGGGCTTGCTGAAGCCCCTGTGTCTAGCTCGGTAAAGTTTACCGTTCCATCGGTGTTAAAACTTGTAGGAGCTAAGTCGCATAAAGGCGTAGAGTTATAGTTGCTGGAGTTTATCAATTTAACTAACTCCAGAGTGCAGGGGTCGTTACCTCCTGTAGCAAAGTTAGATACCTTTACTAATCTCCAAAAGGTTTCGTTTATAAATATTTCGTCCGTCCAGAGTAACTGATTAATGTCTTGAGGAGTTAGGTAGGCTTTACAAGTCATTATACGAGACTCACTAGAGTACTCTTCATGTAATCTTCTAGCCCAGTATTTTCTTACAGCATATAGGTTAGTAATACCTGCTGTTATTCCTGCGTTAATTAATGGATGGTCTATATTGTCAGGCCAATCGTAACCCCAATTTAAAGCATTACTAGAAGAGGTAACAGGGGTTGTGTTGTATTGAGAAAAGAACGGGTAAGTAGTTACATCTTCATACCCTACTATATTACCCCCTATTCTAAATACTGCTCCGTTGTCAATATCTTCTACTCCATGATAGTAAGCTAAAATAGGCTTCGCGCTAACTACTTCTTTTAGGCTGTCGTTATTCCATCCAAGTTCGTAAAGTCTAGGAACTAATACGTTAGGAATTACCGTAGCTCCGTTCTGAAAAGAAGACGGTATATGCGCTAATCTTAGAGGTTGGAACATTCCCCCTATTCTTTGTTCATCTGTAGCGAAGGAGTTTTCGTTTTCTTGAATCCACCTCCCTTTAACAAAGTTATATTGTTTTTGCCACCATGCGTTCCTCCAGTCGTCACCCTCTCCATCCTCAAACCTTACTATCTTCTTTTGGTATTTTAAAGTGGGTTCTATTTTTATTGTATCTATGTCTACTTTTTCTGACCAGTCTTTTTGCTCTGTTCCTGAATCAAGTAAATTATTATAGGTGTCTAAATATAATACGGTTGGGGCTTCAGGTATGCTATAGATTATTAGATTGAATCTGTTAATAATCTCGCTTAACCATTCTCCTACTTTTACATCTGGAAAATTTGCGGAAACATCAACGAACAGTCCAGTAGATGTGTATTGCTGTAACTCTATGAAACTTACATTTACCCCACTTACTTCTTTTATTGTAACAGCATTATTGATATTGGTCGCCCCAACATACCAAGTTACTGTGTCGCCTATATTACAAGATATGGAGATGTTTTCACCTATAAGAGTAGAGGCTGAACCATACGTCGAGTTGTGAGAATATTGGTATTGTACGTCCCATTCTGTAGCAGCGTTTTTAACAGCATATACCACTACGCTGAACGCACCTGTGTCTGGGGTAGAGAGAGACGTTACATAGAAGCTGTACTTAAAGGAAAAGTTACCATTTAAAGTAGGGGTAAATACTCCTCCATTAAACAAACCGTCTATATCATTAAACGGTACGCTTTCGTTATCAAAAGGTAATTGAGAAATAGCTATACCTGAAGACAACGGTATTTGATAGTCACTTGTTAAACCCACTTTAGAAGCATAAAAAGGTCTTCCTGCCGTCCTCTCTAGCTCTGTAGCTAAGAACATATACAAGTGTCTGAACTCAGCACCCTCTAAAAAAGTAGAGGAAATAGTAAAGCCTGCCTTTTGAGCTATGCGTCTAATTAAATACGGTACACTTATAGATGGTTTAAAGTTATATGGAGCTAGTGCGTTCTGTATTTCTATCGTTCCACTTTGACCCATGCCTCCACCTTCAGAGTCATAGTAAAATCCATACCCTTGAGGAGAATCACCTCCTAACCCCCAGTCTGAAAGTGGGTAAACTATAGTACCTGCTCCTACCCCTCCTGCTGTAATGTCATTTGATAAGTCCCAACTATCTACAATATTTTCTGCTGTTAGAGGATGGTCTAAATCTGCATCTACTAAACCAGCTTCGTCTATGAAAACCTCGTTAAAACTAATGTCTTTTACCGCATCTATAAAAGAAGCCGCCTCCGAGAGTATGCTTACGCTATACTTTTTCCCTGTTGGATTGACTGAGTGTAGTTGTAAAACCCCGACCATAATTACTACGCCAGAGTCAAATACCTCTACGTTAGTTTTTACCCCTACGTTGAATTTTGCGCTAACAAAGTTTACGTTATAAAACTGTCCAAAAAACTGATTGTTATTATCAGTCATAGGCATATCGAAGCGTAACGAGTGTGGAGCGCGAGACTGAGAAATATCTCTCATCTCCTGAATAGAGTAGTTAAACTCTACAGGCATTTCCTGTACGTCTAAGCTGTATACGGCTGCTCCTGTCTGAGCGTTAGCTATTATCTCTATCATTGTACGTTGGGCTTTCTACGGCTTATCTCTATCTCTATTGTGTAGTTAGAAATCTTATCGTTTAAGGCTGTCTTAAAACCTATTTGCGCTCCCTTAACAATACACCTTGACCAGTTTGCGCTCTTAGGTAAACTAGGCTGCTGAAGGGCTGGGGCGTATAGGTAGACTCTAGGAGAATTTACTAGAGACATTATTAAGTTGTTTAGGTTGGTAGGGTTATTTTCCCTTGTATTTAAAGTAATCGAAGTAGTAGTTAAATTTCCTACACTTGTCATACCTCCCTCTTGAGAGCCTTTGCTATAGGGTACAGTATTACTAGCTTGAAATGCGTTACCCCCCATAGACCTAAAGCTACTTCTTTTTATGCTCTGGGTAACGTTAGAAGACCCATCACATAGTAAGTTGTCTATACCCCCTACATCGTTCCACCAGCTCAAGAAATATTCGCTAGGTATATTTACCTCAGCTAAAGTTTGGTTGTATCTAGTGTCACAAAATTTATTAAACCTATAAACTACACTCGCTTCATTTCCAGCAAGCGTAGTACTAGAGGCTGCTTGTATTTCGTAATAGTCCCATGTTGCATTGTTCGAGGGGCGTAAGGAAGTGTCTATATTTTGCAGCTCTAGGTTTCTAGGATATGCCCCGAAGTATAAAATAGACTGCTCATCTGTTAGCCCTGCTGCTGGAACTACCCCCCCGTAAGTTGGGTTGTTTGTAAAGTAGCCTGTATTTAAAGCTACTCCTGCTGCTGTAAAATAAGATACATGGAAATAGTTACAGTTATCACTACCCACATCGTCACCGTTAAGAAAAGCTAAAGCTCCAAATTGACCTTCCAAAACCCATTGCTCTATTTGACTGTTTGAGTTTTCTGTAGTTACTGAGAGAAGCCGACCTGCGGAATTAGTTAGCTCAAAAAGATTAACAGAGTTAGCTGCGTTAGAGTTTACATTTAAAGACCTAAGACTTCCGTTTATAGCTTTTAGCGTAGTGTCTAGTGCTGGCAGAAATGTCTGTACTGGAGCGTCATTTACTGTAGCAGCTTTTTCATACCCAAACTCTACAGAGACAGTTTGTATAGCTTTTTCGTTTAGAGCAAATATTGTAGTTAAACTTAGGGCGTTGTCAGCATCGTATTGACCTAGCCTTAGTATGGTTTCGTCTTGCTGTACATAGTCAGAGATAATATCCTGTATTCTAAATACAGCGCAGTTTGCGTTATTAGGCAGTTGCTTAAACGTACCTATCACTACTGAGTCTATAGTCAGTCTAACTAGATACCTATATTTTGGGTCAGCGTAGTTAGTAGTGTCTCTTACTTGGTAGTAAATATCGTCTGCTACTCCTTGTACTCCTTGTCCCGAATCGTGGTCTACTGTGTATGCCATTATAAAACTATTTCAATATTTATTGTTTTGGAAAACTCCTTATCTAAAAACTCTCCATAATCTTCAACATACGCCTCCTCCAATTTTGGTCTGTATTTTTTTAAGGTTCTGACAAAAGCATCTGTATAGAAGTCTGAAGTAGCTATACCATACAGGTAAACTTTACGACTTATTAAACTAGTCATTTGGTCGTAAGATAGAAACCTTCCAGAAGTTAGGCTTTTCCATTGCTTAATAGGTTTGGTATTTATCCACTCTCGTATGCCTTTCGTTAATCCTCCGTTTGTATTTCCCGTTCCAAACTTAAAAGGAGAAAGGGGTGCTAGAGCGTCACTTATCTTTCCTTTGACCCCGTAGTTCACATACTCCCAGTAAGGGGCGTTAGGGGCATCGAAAGTCATTGAGAACTCATTGTCGTCTACGGTAACGGAATAAGCTAAAGACTCCCTCAAGTTTCCTGAAGCATTTTTCTTTTTTCTATCTAAATTCTTTTGCGCTCGTTTGACCACCTCCTTACCGAAGTCGTTAAGAATGTCTGTAAACTCATTTAAGGGTAGAAAGTAGTTTACCCCTGCTATTTCTATGTTAAGACGTATAAGGCGCAATGCAGAGGTTTATAGCGTTAGGTACTCGTATCTCAAAAGAAGTCTGCCAACCTGTTAGTAGGTTAGAAAATCTAGCTGTAAAAGGGTCGCATGAAATGGGTGTAGTGAAGCCCCAATGTTGGGTGTCGCTATCTAAAATAGATTGGCTGTTCATACTCAGAACGAACTGAGCTATTACGTCCTGCATAATTAACAGCGTCTCAGCATATACTTGAGTAAGTAAATCTGACTGCTTTTCTATTACTAGGTCAGCTACTATTACCTCATAGGTAAATACAGTTACACCTCCATCAATAGAAGCTCCTGTACATTGTGCGTACAGAAGTGGAAATAGGTCTACGGTAATTTTATCTATGTCTATTTCGTCTAAACTAAACGTATAGAACTTTTGTAACTGAAGGTGCTTCGTTACAATTTCTTTGAAGACGTTATTAATATCAACTACGGTGTCCATTTACATTAAGATTTTTAGAGGTTTGTATGTCTTTCTCATAAGCTAAAAAGGTTAAGGCTTCCTCTATATATATAAGAGTTACCGTTTCCATTTTAGTAAGGTCACCATCCGCTAACTCATACATGATATTGTACCAACCCCATTTGCTATGTATTTTACTCTGGCTTGACTTCTCTACGGTTTCAAAGAGCGTTGCGAATCTTTCGCTAATATCGTCCCGATACGATAAAAAAAAACCATTGCAGAAACCGCAACATCCATTTTGCATTCTAACATAGCTTGCTGTTTTTCATGGTTCGGGTTATAGGGTTCTATCGTATAGCTGTCTACACTCCTTTTTATTATCGGTCTGTATAGAACTGAGAGTATGCTTTCTAATTTATCATACGCTCCTAATCCTGTGTATGTTTCTAGGTCTGCGAACTCTCCTAAAGTTAGCTTAGTCCAATTCGGTATGAATCCGTACTCTACTCCTTTCAAAGTGAACTCCCGAATCAAAGGGTTTTTCTTAGGGCTGGTATCTGGCTCTTGAGTTACCCAGCTCACCATATTCATTACTTTGTTTACGCCCTCCCATTCTGCGTTCTCTAAATCTTCTTTACTAATATCACATAGAGCAGAAACGACTAATAAAGAAAGTTCCTTTTCTGGTAGTTTCTTATCAAATAGCTTGAGCATATTCTTGTACTGCCTTACGCTTACATCTTGGTAGCCTTCAGGTACGTATAGGGTTTTTTTCTTATTCACGATACATAGTATTTTCCTGTTTTCCTTAATATCTTATTTAAACAAACATAACGCACCGCATCTATTAAATGGTTGTATGCGTCTACAGGAGTAGCTAACATCTTCCCGTTTTTGTCTGTTTTCCATTTGTAGTTTCTAAACTCTTTTTGTGCGTTTAGGCTGTCGTCTTTAATAAATAGCTTGTGCCTACGCATAGTATCTATTCCTACCCTAATGCTGTCAGCTCCTTTCTTAGAGGGTTTTATATTAAAGTGTAGCCTATGTATAGTCTCTATACTTTTAGGCTCTGCGGAGTCAGCTATTATCTCGTCATGCCTAGTCACCCCATAATCTGTTAATCTCTCTGCTATGTCGCTATTGGTTAGACCTCCTTGATAAATCATTTCTTCAATGTAAATCTCATTATCGTGCAGGTATACTTTAGCTAAAGCCGTAGGGTCATTACTGAAACCAAAGTCTAATCCATAGGCTACGAGCTTTGCGTGTTCTGGTAGCTCAGTATAAATCTCAGTTTGAAATATAGTCTCTCTACTCTTACCCCTTATTCCTAGCCCGTAAACTCTCCAGTAGTTCTCGTCCGTTTCCTTGAGCCGTTCAATCTCCTTAATCGTTTCATCTCCTAAGAAGGGGTTGTCTCTGTAAGTACTCCTATAGAAATTTGAGTCTTCTCTAGGTATAACCTCATCGTAAATCCAATGGTATTCGTCTGAAGGGTTGTAGTCTAAAATCATACGTATAGAAGTTCTCAGTATTAATTGTCTGAAGTCCTCCAGCGTTAATTCATTGCACTCGTTTATAAAACAAATTTCTCTTTTAGCTCCACGAATCTTACTTGGCTGGTCTATTGAAATAAACTCCCATCTTGTACCCCATAGGTCGTAGGTGTTCTCTGTCTTGTTGTGATACTTCTCGCTATACCAATTCTCTGATTTGAGTATGTATATGAAATCTCTAAGTACACTAGCCCTAAGACTTGGAAACGACTTACGTACTACTGTAATCGTATAACCTGAATTGCTATTGTTTAAGCACCACTCTATAAGCAGTAAAATAATAGAGTACGTTTTTCCACTACGAGTTCCCCCTTGAAAAATTGCTACCCTCTTCTTACAGGCTTTGAGGTCATAGTATGTTTTAGGCTGTGGGAGCATTTACCATAAAGCTTCTAAAAATCCTATTAACGAGAAGACTATACAAATAGCGTTGTTACTGTCTATCATGTCGTACTCTCTAATCTTATAAATTAGGTCAGCAGTACACAGTATAAACACCACCCCAAAACAGAATCCTTGTATCATATATCGTTTAAATATATTGGTGAGTTCTCTGTTTCTAGGAGTGGAAGGCGTACCTCTAACTCAAACGTTTTAAAGGCTTCGTTTCTATCTACGTCTTTATCTTTCATAATCTTATCTATGATTTTAGATAGGCTGTAAATTGCTCTAGGTTTAGCTTCGTGTGATACCCCTAAAATAGAGTCTAAAAAACCTGTGAGCTGGAGTACGTTGTATTCCTTTTGCTCAGTAAATTCTACCTCTTCTATGTTATCCATCTATCGAGTCCTTTTGGTCTTCACGTTCTAATACGTCTGCAAACCAACTTGGTTCAGTTCTAGGTTCGTTTACTGTTACTTGAGTCTCTGTCTGTTTAGGAATAATGTACGGCAAATATGTCGCTAGTATTTTTAGATACTCTTTTCCGTTAGACTCTCTAAGTAAATCAAATTCATTTTCTACGTATTGTATCTGTCCGTCCAGAAGTTTAAGCAGTATGTTTCTAGCTGCTTCTGTAGTTTTACTCTTGAGTCCTTTTGGTTTTCCTTTAGGGTTTCCTGACTCTCCTTTTTTAAATGGCATCGAATATAGTGTATTGCTTTTTATTGATATTATCAATAAGTTTGTATTCAGCTACTTTAGTAGTTGAGCCAAACCTATTAGGTACTTCTACTGTTTTAGTCTCGAAGTAGTACCCCTCTTCTTTGAGGTTAAATATAGAAGCTGAGAGTCTGGTGTTCCCTAAATCTCTTATTGCTTCTAGTGAGGTTATTGTGCTGTGGGTACGTAGGTAATCTAGTAACCTGCTTGTGTGTGTTTGTTTACTCATCTTCTAGTTTGTTTTTAAAGTGTTGTATTATCTCTTCTGTCTTTTGCTTGTAGAATTTCTTAAAGTCTCCCTCTTCCCCTTCCTGTTTCCATAAGACGAATAGTACAGCCCTTAACCTTTGTGACTGTGATTTTGGTTCGTCGTATAAATCTAGGTCTATGTTATCCAGCTCCTCTATTTCGTCTGCGTTCATTTTCTCCTCCCCTCTGAAATATAATATTCCAAATTGTTGAAGCATCTCGTCAATTTTCATCACCTCTAAAGATGTTTTCTCTTGGGTAATAAACCTTAGAGAAACCGACCTATCCTTTCTCCTTGACATACCGTCTAAGTATGCTGAGAAAACTACCTTACTCATTACATGAGGCTTCGTATGCTTTTTCTATTTGCTTCATGTAACCGAGCATACAAGAACCGCATCGTGTTTTCTTCTTACGTTGTGAAAATACCCTTTCGTATACGTCCACTACTAATTGCATTTCTCCATCGTATAGACGGTTGCGTGACATAGCAGGTTTTAAGGTGTCTTCAAAAATCTTCTTGTCCCCTTCGTTCATAGGTTTCGCATAAGGAAAGCGTTTATTTAACCATTCCTTACGTTTGCTACATCCACAGTCTTCTCCTAAAACTGTTTCGACTACTTTCTTTATTCCTGTAGCTTCAGTTATCTTCTCTATCGAGTCTCCTATACCCTTTGACTTTTTCTTTGACTTCTTCTTGGGCTTTTTTGAGGGCGTTGTAGAGGGTGCTTTTTGAGATACCTGTGGCATTAGATAATGATTTTAATGAGTGACTGTGAAGATAGTATATGCGGAAAATTTCTGCGTTAAACCAATCCATGTCTTGCAATATAGTGTTAATATATTTAATTGTCTCCGTTGTATCATATTCGTTATCAACATCTTCATCAACAGCTTTCAATAGAGACGGAGGGTAGTTTACTAATTTCTCGCTATATTTTTTATACTTGTAGTAGAATCTGGTTGTGCTGCTGAAACCACATATAGCCATTGTTCTGCATATGTATTTCATTAAATCTCCGTCTTCACACATCTTCTCCAAAAGTGGTCTAGGTTCTTCTAAATAGTATACTGCTAAATCGTGAAGTAAGTCGCCCCCATATCCTCCAACGTAACGGTTTGAAACTTTTAACAGTTCGTCGTAGTTCTCCTTAAAGAATCTGTTAAGGCAGCTCATTAAATTTTCGCGTAAAGTGTTCTCTCAACTCTATCATTTCTTGTGTAGAAAACTTGCGTGTTTTATTGCTCATAATTTCAATCTTTTCGGCTGTACCTTTTCCAAACACTTCGTCCAAGCGTTTACTAAAAAGATACTGTTCTCCCCCTCTCATATTACACCTCTTACATTGGGGCATGACATTAACCATACCATGTTCAGGTTCGTAAAGAAATCTTGTACTCATCTTTGACCTGCTTTGAAAGTGACCGCAATCGGTTTCATACTTCCAGTCCTTTTTCGCACCACAAGTAAAACAGTTTATAAATCCGTTTTCATCTGCGTTGCTCTTACGCACGTACTTGCTTAGGGCATCGTCTAGTTTCTTTTTCTCTCGCTTTCGCACAGCGAAATATAAGACAAAAAAAGAGAGGCTAATGCCCCTCCCTTTAAACAAACGCACACACTTATCCACAATACCGAAAGAACAACCGATACTATGAATAGCGTAAAGATAGGTTACTTCTCTTCGTTATGCGACTTATTTTTATTTTTTAATCTAGTCCCTAGCCTATCAAAATTTCTGTCTGGTGTAGGCTCGTTGAGTACGTCCTTTAAAAACTCACCTAAAGGCTTGTAATCTTTTGAACGTTCGATAGTATCAAATGACTCTGACTTTCGTTTCCTGTGTAGTGACTCCATTACTTCGGTTCGTACTTCACCTTCGTACTTTCTCAAGCAATCTAAAATCTCTGCTGTTTTTAGCCTTTCAAATAGTTTACCAAATTTCCCTTGTCGTATCATAACGAAACAAACCCGTATCTCTTCTAGCTTTAAAGTGGGGTGTTCTTCTAAAATACTCCTACAACAGAATTGTATCTCTTCGTCTGTAGAGAGAGTTTTATTTGCATCCACTTCTTTTATAAGCCTACCTACCTCTGCCATAATCCAACCCCTTACAATTTGTGGGTTGTGCTTTACGGCTGTCTGTATATTCGTTCCCGACTCCCAAGCCTCTGTCGGTTTGACTAAGGTTTTGTTATCCGTTATTAACGAAATCGTTAAGGGCTTCAGGTGTAAAGTTGTCTGTGTTAAATCCTTTTTTTCCATGCGTGTTTTGTTTATTTCTGCGTTTCCATTGTCTCGCGCAAGCCTTCCAGTCTTTAATTGAATTACCGCCTTTGACTTTCCACCCTACTGAATCGTACCAATCTACAAATTTTTGTGCTTCGTCCAATAACATTCCTAAATCTTTAAAGTAATCTAAAACCTCATCAAAATTTTTAGGTCGCCCTTTAATTGGTTTAGGTAGTTGGTTAAGGTCATTGGTTATAGTATGCCTCACCTGAGTGAGGGTACGAACCTCATCTGAGTGAGGTTGCGAACCGCACCTGAGTGAGGTAGGTAACCTCAGTAGACGGCGGTTACCCCCATTTATAAAAGTACGCTTTCGTTCTAGCCTTTTGCTGTCTACTAAACTACGTATAGCTTTTTCTATTCCACTCTCAGAAATTCCTATCAAACCTGCTAAATGCTCATTACTCACAAAGCAGTCTAAATTATTCTTAGAGAAAGAATCTACCTCTAGTAAAATAATCTTCTGCGTCCAAGTTAAGTTTGTATCTAAATACAAGTCTGCTGGAATCCATACCCCTTTGAAGTTTCTACCCATAGAGCCGTTCTATAAGCCCTAATAAAAGGAAAGTTCCAATAACTATAATTACTGCTGTAGTAATCTTATTCGGTGTAGAAGACGGCTCACTTAACATCCTTAATAGCTTGCACATCGTCACATCGTTGATTAATCATTTCAAGTATATTTTCCGTAGTCTCGTTACTCCACTTCTGGAGTTGCGGAATATACATATAGAATCTTTTTGGGTTAGAATTATACCATCTATTTACAGTATTCTTACTCAATCCTAAAGCATCGTTTAACCTTTCGTGTGTTTTAAAATGTATCTTAATGAACGCTCCCATTGACCTCATCGCTTAGTTCCTTTAAAGTTAATAATATCTCTTTTGCATAACGCTTTACTCTGTTAAAGTATGCTTCGGTAGGCTCGAAGTCTAAACTCCCTACAGAGTTTATAGCGTTTTCTATAGCCCACTTTATCTCTGCATTTGTAACAGGCATATAATCTGTTTCGTAAATGTAGTTATTTTCTTCCTGTGCTTTTACAGCTTGTTCTGACATTTTACCCATGACTAAAATGGTAAGTCTAATTTTATTTTCTCAGAAGCTTCACGCATTTTCTGTTGCATATTTTTGTCTGACTCATCTTGAGCCGACTCTGCTCTATTCATGTCTTCGTCACTCCATCGAGTAGAGGAAGAAGCCACAGGCTCGTTGTAAGGCGTTTTAACGATGCTGTCGCGCCTTAAAAGAAGCTCCCGACCCATAGCCTCCACCGTGTTTAAGTAAGTGTCTCTATCACCCTTTAAAATGCCTAGAGAGCTTATTGCTGCATTTATAGCCCAAGACGCTTCTATTCTTCTAGTAGTCTCGTCTTTGTTTACAGGCTGCTGTCTAGCTGTACCTTGAAATGGTGGACTGGTACTAACCTTTAATCGGGGCGTACCCTTTGGGCTTTGACCTTTTATCTCGTAGTATACATTGTCTCCTACTTTGTATGGTGGTGTTTCGCTTATCGAATTACACTCCCCAGCTACACCGTCTGAGAGTTGTACGTGAAAGGCGTACATTAGTTTTCCTTGATTTGTAGTCCAAGTTCCGTTGCCTTGCAGGCTGCTTAAAGTTGCTTGTTTCATGTTGTTTATTTATAAAGTGAATTTCCTTTTTTATCGTATAAAGATTTGCATTGAATTTGTATAGGTCTACCTGACTTTGGTAATTCCTGACCGAAGTAGGTTCCTAAATATCTTTCTTTATCTTTTTTAGTTTTAAAGACCTCGTTATTTCTTTTAGAGTTTAATAGCTCTTCTACGTCAGCACCCTGTAAACAATGCTGCATCATTTGGTGATACCTACACCCAACATTACCCCAGTACGTTACGTCTTCTATTTTTTTCAAATGCTTTCCTTTAGTACAGTAGTAGTTTATAAATCCTACTTCACTAGCCCACCCCACAAAATTTCCGTCTACTCTAGCTGTGACTTTTTTATTATAGGTTTTAGCTAAATCTACATCTGTAAGCCCAGCAGAAGTTAGCACACCTCCGCTTAAATCTAACCCCTCCCCTCTAGCTACAACGTACTCTGCTCCAAAATATTCTCTGTTACTTTCACTCATTTTGTTCTTGCTTTAATTATTGATTGTTTAAATTGTTCTATTACTCTCCTTTCGTCAGCGTCTAAAACCTGCTGACTTAACCAACGCCTCCACTCGTTATAGTCTTTGATTGGTTCTTCTGGGTAGGTTGTTTTCATTTACTCTTCGTCTTCGTTAAATTCGCAATGCTCTAAACATTGAGGGCATATACCCATTTCGGTTTCGGTAGTTTCTGCTCCGCAGCAATCTGAAGATGGTATCATGTTAGTGAGTTAAAGGTGCTACGTGCTGTATGAATTCATGCTGGAATTTAACAGGGTGTATAGAAAAAATCTCTAGCTTCATACTGGCTACTTCGATAGCTTGGTCAGCACTCTTAAACTTAGCAGTTTTACCGCCAAAGCCTTTCATGGTGTTTAATGTCCTTTCGTCTATGACGATAAATAAATCTGTGTGTTTCATTGTGTGTGTGTTTTTATCCAAAGTTTATATTTTCAAATTCTTCTTTTGTTCCAAAGTGGTCTTTAACTCTAATTTCAATACATTCCATTTCATCTTCGTTGAAGAATTGATTTAACAATCTTAATTCTTTTACTTCAAGAAACCTTACACTGTTTTTTCTTCTTTTATCAATCCAAACTGTCGTCCATTCGATAAATTGTCTTGTTTTTTTCATTGTGTTAATTGTTTGTTTAACGCAAATATAGTGTATTTAATCTAATAAACCTAATTACCCTTACTTGTATTTACTTGTATACAAG